CGGCTAACTAACGACTCTGGTCTACCTTTGTACATACGTGGAGCTACTATGTTGTAACTCATTTGCACTTTTGTAATATCAGACTTAGGTCTAGTCATGTTTTCACATTTTTTCCAGTCTAATAAAACATCGTGATTTAATATTTTTACACCACTATATAAAACCTCAATAGCTCTATCAACTTTTTCAAATCTTGCTCTTGCGTCTTTTGGCGGATTAAATGTATCATCTTTTTTCAAAGCTTTACTAGCTCCGCTTGGTGTTTCTTTTATTTTATAAACTTGTCTATTAAAAGTTTTATATTCAAAGTATAATACGTTGACATAACCTTTATCACTTTCTTTTTCAGGATAATAAATATATTTATCGTATTTAGTATTTGAATAATTATCTTCTAACTCTTTTAACTGTTCATCAGTTAGGTTAGGATATTGTTTTATTAAGTCTTTTAATAAAACTCTTTTAACCTCACCAACATAATATAAGTCTTCAAAGTAAGGTGACTCACTATATGAATAAACTATATTAGCTGGATCTACGTAATTTATTGTTATACCTTCAGCTGTATTAAATCCATTTTTAACACAAGCTATACCTAATACCGCTAAATCATAATCTAATCTTTTCTTTATTAAATTATATTTATTTAAATTCATTACGTTAGATAAAGCTTCTTCTTCAGCTATTTCTATGCTTTGCTTATAATCAAGCTGCATGTGTACTGATAACTCTTCTTCGTTTTCAGGTAAATCTTCAGGTGGGTTGTTAAATGTGTTTATACCAGTTTGACCTTGAACATTTGTTTTAAAAGATCTAAACTGTATATCTTCTAGCATGTCTTCAATATACTTAGTTCTTCTTTGAGCAGCGACTGAATCAACTGAAAAAGCTTTTATATCATAAAGCCTTTCGTTTATACCGTTAACAACTATATCTACAAATTTAGGAATAATAGGTACTGGTTTCCAGTCAAGATTTAAATAACTTAAATCTCCGTTTATAGATAATTCATCTTTATATTTCTGTATAGATTGTTCACCTCTAGCATAAAGCTTTAACTCATGATATTTTTGTTGAGTGTCGTAGTAGCGATCAGTACCTCGATCACTAGCAAACCACTCTTGTTCAATAGCTCTTGCAACTTGCAGGCCATATTCTAAGCTAGACTTCTCTACATCAAGCACTGCTTGCGTTTTAATCATTAGTTATTATTTTTGATAACATACCTTTATTGTTATATTTAGTAAACCCAAAATTTATAGGTTTATTTTCTTTTTCTTGTCTTGGTCTATATAAGTTTTTATTACAAGCCATTATAGCTAAACCTGAGCTAATAGTTGCATCAAATTTAGTTCTGTTATTAATATCAAACTTAGCCCAGTCATTTAATGTTTCGTTAAAACTTATGTTTCCATATTGTTCACCATTAAAACCTACATATTGTTGTATGTAACTTTCAATAGCTGCAGCGTGAGCTTGTTTAATATCTTCGCTAGAATTAGGTATACCACCTATTTCTTTTTCCGCAGTAGATAATTTATTCCAAAGCTTATCAGGTCTATTCATAGAATAACCTCTATAACCTCTGCGTTTTAAATAATATAATAGCCTTGGTTTATTGTTTTCTGCAAGTAATGGCATACCGTAAAATACTAAAGCCATTAATACATCTTCAAAAAATATTTCAGCTGTATCAGGTCTAGCTATATATTCTAAAAAAAATGTATTAGGAGGAGCATCCTCCATACTAAACTTAGTTAAACCGTGTAAAGATCCTTTAGAACCTTTTTTATCAACTGTACCTGATATATCGTAACTGTCACATCCAAAAGCACCTATGTGCTCGTTACCTGGATATTTGCTACCGTTTTTAATAAAATAGTTATTTTGCAACTTAGTGTTAGGCACCCAAGCCAAGTTAAACCTACCATTTTGATCTGGCCAAAATTTAACATTAGTATCTTTTATTCCATTTTCCCAAACAAAATTACCTTTTATAGGTTTTGACTGTATATCGTTATAGTCTATTTGTTCGTATATTTTTACTAAATTAAATATGCTATTTTTAGTTTCGTCTCTGAAAGCATGTTCTTCAGTACGTGGAAATTGTCTATAAAACTCATTTAAAGCATCTTGATCGTTTTTTAAACCATCTGCTTCGTTTTGCCAATGCTCTAATACACCTACTTCAATAAAGTCCCCATTGCTGTCAAGAACTTCTTCCTCTGGCGTTTCGAATACAGGTAGTCCATAAGAATCAATGAATCCTTCGTAGTTCCATTCCATAGGTATGAACAAACTATATAATCCCGAGCTAGTCTGTCCATTGCGGTTTCTTTTTGTAACATCTGAATCATAATAAAGTTTTTTAAACTCGTTACCACCTTTATCCAACGCGTTAGACGTTGAACCCATCATACATTTACCAATAACTCTACTACCTAACCTTAATGTCGTCTTCGTGACACGCCAGTTGTTGAGGATGTTGTTCGGCCGCTCCCACTTCCCCGACTCATCATGGACGAGGAGTTTGAGTTTCTCACCGTCATAGGAGTTGTCACCCGTGTTCTTCCAGTCGATTGTGGTGTCCAAACCTGTGAGCTCCTCGGGCCTTTCACTCGTACTCGTGATGTTCCTTCTCGTAAGCTTGGACGCTGGTACACGATATGCCAGTTCGGTTTTGGGACGATCCATACCGTCTTGTATTGGTTTAAAAAAGAATGGGTAATTAACCGATATGGGTACCACCTTGTCTGTGAACATTTTCTTAGCATCAGGACCGGACTTTGATAATATACCGAACCTAGCGTCAGAGGATATGGTTGCCATATTAACTGTCTCTCCGGATGCCATAAATGAAAATCCAGAACGTCTGTTTTTAAGGTAACACATCCCATAGGATCGTGAATCTGCTTTGCAAGCTTCCCAGAAAATGTAGAATAATCTATTTGCCTCTCGAAAGTCTGGCTTCCCAACATCAATCTTGGACCACTGCAAGTACATGTAGTGAGTACCAGTAATGTAAGTAGGAAGGCCTTTATTGTAAAACCAAAAACCTTCTTCACGTTTGGTAAACTCATGTTCAATATAATCTATATATTTGTCTTTAAAATTTTTTGGGTAATCTCTCCAATCAAATATAGTTTTAACTCTGTTTAATTCTTTAGGATATTCAGTTACTTCCCACCTGTCAGTTTCAAACTTATGTACTTTTTTAGGTGTTTTAGGTAAAGCTATTTTTAAACCTTGTATCTCGTATATGTCACCTATAGTACCATTTTTACTAATAACAACAACGTCATGCTCTTTGTTATAACCATATAACCACTTTTTAGATTTATTTAATCTTTGTATAGTGTTTGATTTTATAGGCTTTATTATACTGTATAACTTTTGAGAATACATTATCTAGATCTTTTTTCAGCAAAACCACTAAATGACTTTGGTTTTTGCTCTTCAATAGTTTTACCTTCTAATAAAGCTTTTTCTGTTTCGATCCTAGTTAATATCTCAAAAGCGTCGAATATAGCTAGCTTTTTAGTTGCTGCAGCGTTTTTAAGTCTATCAGCAGATATATCATCGTCAGTTTCTACAATAGGTTCTTTAGCAACCTTAATTAACTCTTTAACTGCTCTATGCCCAGCTTGGATTATACTCTCTTTCGTTTCCTTGACGTTCATATTTAATTTCAATAAAAATATTTGGTACTCTATATAATCTTTGGCCTTCTATAAAAAACTCATATTCAGCTTTAGGATTATATCCTATTAAATCCTCTTTTTTAAAACTACCATCACTATATTTTACAATACCTATTTGATCTGCTTCAGATCCATCTTCTTTTTGTATAGGTTTTACAAATGTGTAACCTGGTAAAGCTTTCCACTCTTTTTTATGTTTATATGCAAAAACTTGATCTATATTTACTTTATAAAGATCTTCTGATATATAACTTCCAGAGTTTTTTTCCCTACCTCTAGCATCATGCCATCTTCTAAAAACATTATGATGAACTATAACTTCATCACCATTTTTAATAGGTGTTTTAAATTCTTTTGGTAAACCAACAACTATAGCAACTCTGCTTACAAACTGATGATTATATATTTCAGAATTTAAAATTAATTCTTTGTCACCTATTTTTTTAGTATTGTTATATCTTTCAGCTTTTGGTTTTATTAAAAAATAAAACGTTCCGTTCATTAGTACTCAAGATTATATTCAACTGATATAGCCATGTTTTTATTAAAATCTTTCCATGGTAAAACTTCTTTACCTTTTTGTATAAAAACACTGTATTGATCTTGTGACTCTACTATATCGCATATTTTATGGCCGCCATAAACTTCTTGACCAACAGAATAATGCATTGCATCGTTCTTGTAATCTTTACCAATACTAATTTTTCTTATCAGCTTGCTCATCTTTAACTTTTTGTTTTATAGTGCCATCAATAGCGTTAACGTCAACTTCACCATACTTTTCTCTTAATTCTTCTTGAAATTTACCAAAAGCATTATTGATATTGTTAAACACAGTTATCGCATGAATCTTTTGTAACTCTACAGCACCAATTTGCATTTGTGCTTCGTTTAAAGATTTAATTAATGATTGTAGTTTATTTAAATTGTCTTTACTTATTTTTTTTGCCATTTTATTAAATTTTAGTTTCTTTTTTATATTATCACGCAATTGTCACCTTTTTTACTAATTACTAACTCTTTTAGCGCCTGCTAAGAACCAGTTTTGATAAAATTGTCTTTTAGGCATTATATATTCCATATATTGCTCTACTTTTTCTTTCCAGTTTTTATCTACTTCAGGATTTATAATACCTGACTTTGGACTTGAAAAACATTTATTTATATACTCTTTACCATTACTTTGATTATCAAGTATATGATTATTTAAGCAAAAGAACGACCCTCGCTGAATATTATTCCAAACATCAATAGGTTGTGTAGGTTTACCTAAAACTACAGAGTATATACAACTTTCACTTATGTGAGTAGTATAAACACCTTTAGCTTTTTGTAAATAATAATACATGTTTAAGTTTCTTGGCAAAACACATTTTTCACCAAAAAAGTCTTTTAACTCACCTATAATTTGATGGGTTGTTATAGGATGTGGTTTTAGATAAACGTTATCACCATGAGCACTTTTAATTTGTTTCATCTTGTTTAAACAAACATTATCTCTAACTTTGTTTGATCCAGGTAAAACAACTAAAAAGTCTTTTGGTGGTAATGACTCATCCGACTCTCTATCTGTATACTTATTACTATCATTTTTAACAACTTTATTAATTAGCCAGTTAGAATAATCTTCTACTTTATGCATTTTATCCCACTCCGCATCACGCATTTGCTCGTTTGCTAATTTAAAGTTTAAAGGTCTGATATAAAAGTTACCAGCATACTCAGTGTAACCGAGTGTTTCGAAGTAAGGCATTTCTTCAGCCATAACATCATAGCTACAGTTTATACCGTGCTCTCCGCATAGTCTAACAAAATAAGCTTCTACTTCTTCAAGCTTATATAGACTTTTTGATTTTTTGAGATGACCTATTCTTTTGTCCATCTCTTTTTTGTTGAACATTTCCATATAATTAAATTTAATTGGTTGTAATATATTAATTACACATTTTTACGCTTTTCTAACTTCTTGGGTGACTTACGCTATCACCAGGTTGTCCTGATCTAGTTGAAGGTACATACCAAGTTGTTATAGTGCTAAACGCTGTGTTAAACGTAGTATTATACACTGTAGTAGTATTAAACGTAGTTGTCGTTGTTGTACTAGTGTTAAATGTTGTTGTCGTACTTCTACTAGTACTAAACACTGTGGTAGTTGATCTACTAGTAGCAAACGTAGTATTAAAGCTAGTCTGTGTTGATCTAGTTGTGTTAAATACCGTAGTTGTCGATGTGCTAGTATTGTAATTAGTTGTAGTTGTTCTACTAGTTAACGTCGTTGTGTTAAACACTGTAGTTGTTGAAGTGCTTGTGTTAAACGTAGTTGTAGTAGACGTACTAGTGCTGAATACAGTATTAGTAGCGGTAGTTGTATTAAATACCGTGTTGGTAGATCTACTCGTGCTAAATACAGTTGTAGTTGACCTAGAAGTTGGAAACGTTGTTGTAGTGTTTCTACTTGTAGATGTACTAGTGTTAAATGTCGTTATAGTAGCAGTACTCGTGCTAAATACAGTGGTTGTACTTCTGCTAGTAGTATATACCGTTGTAGTATTTTTACTAGTACTAAAAGTTGTATTAAATGTCGTCTGTGTTGACCTAGTGGTATTAAACGTAGTTACAGTTGACGTGCTAGTGCCATAATTAGTAGTCGTATTTCTAGTAGTAGCGGTAGTAGTGTTAAATACGGTTACCGTTGCTGTGCTAGTGCTAAATGTTGTTACAGTAGAAGTACTTGTACTAAAAGTAGTAGTTGTTGGTCTATCAGTGCTTATAGTTGTAGCTCTTGACGTGTTGAAAGTAGTCGTTGTACTAGTATTAAACACCGTACTTGTAGCTGTAGACGTACTAAACGTAGTAGTTGTACTGTAATTTGTTGTTGTGTTAAAAAGCGTTAACGTTTGTGTACTTGTTGAAAAAACAGTAGTTTTAGAAGTTTGTTTACTAGTACTAACAGTTGTAGTTCTTGAAGTAGATCTATTTGTTGAAACAGTTGTAGTTCTAGAAGTTATAAAACTTGTTGTTGTTGATCTACTTGTATTAGTTAAAAACGTAGTAGTTGTGCTGGTATTACCAACAAACTGAGTTGTTGTACTTGTATTTTTAGTTGTAGCTCTAGATGTTGAATCTGTAGTGTTGGTTAAAAACGTAGTAGTTCTACTAGTGTTTGCTTGAAAAGCAGTGTTCCTAGTTGTATTTGTTAAAAATGTTGTAGTAGTACTTGTGTTTTCGGTAAAAGTTGTACTTCTACTAGTATTTTTAGCAAACACAGTAGTAGTACTTGTATTCTCTGTAAATGTAGTGCTTCTACTAGTAGATCTTGTTGTATTAGTTAAAAATGTGGTGTTACGCGTGGTATTAGTTAGAAACGTAGTGATCCGCGTAGTATTAGTTAAAAACGTTGTATTCTGAGTAGTAGAAGCTGTAAACGTTGTACTTCTAGTTGTGTTAGTTGCAAACGTTGTGGTTGTACTAGTATTTTCAGTAAAAGTAGTATTTCTAGCAGTGTTTGTTAAAAACGTGGTATTTCTAGTAGTATTTGTTAAAAACGTAGTAGTTAAACTTGTATTTTCTAGAAATGTAGTATTTTTACTAGTATTTTCTAAAAAAGTTGTAACTCTTTCCTTTTCAATTATAAACGTAGTACTTTGACTAGTATTTTCTAAAAACGTAGTATTTAACGTAGTGTTAGCTAAAAAAACAGTATTTACGGTTGTATTAGCTTGAAAAACTGTATTTACAGTTGTATTAGCTTGAAAAACTGTAGTCTTAGTCGTGTTAGCTTGGAATGCCGTTGTAGTACTAGTGTTAGCTAGAAACGTGGTAGTTTGACTAGTGTTAGCAACGAAACTCGTGTTAAACTGTGTAAACCTGGCTGTTTGCCGTCTTGTTGCTCTAGTAGTATTTGGCATATTAATTTAGTATTTCACCGATTAACGGTATAAATAATTTTCCTCCAGTTTTCAAATTATCTGAATAGTTGTTTAACAAAGTTGTTTTATGATTATCAAGAACGTCATCTGGTTCAGCCCATAAATCACATATTATTATATCGTATTTTTTTAAGGTAGCATAACTCCACTCGTCATTACGTATGACATTTATAGAGCTATGTAACCAAGTTACGTAGTCTATTATCTCTTGATACTCTTCTATAACATCTATACTTGTAGGTTGTTTTTGATTTTTAATATATTCTGGCACAACGCCAAAGCCACCTAAACCTAATATTAAAACATCACCCCAAGTAGCACCATCAAGTTTACCATATGATGGTATACCACAGCTTTCACACTCACCTATCATTACTTTAGCATGAGCATCTGCATTTAAATACACATGATCTACATCTTCCTTGTATTTAAAAAAAGATATATTTGTGCTTCCAAACTCTTCAGTACTTGTATTGTAACTAGTAAACACAGGTTTTTTTGTTACTACAAAAATATCATTGTCTGCAGTAGGTATAGTGCTCTCTAAAAAATAGGGACCTGTTATCATATCACTCATAATTAATTAATTTATATTTTATGGTATTGGGCCACCTGGTCCACCACCACCACCACTACTACTAGTGTTAAACCCACCACCTCCAAGACAAGCGCTAAGGTTTGTTACTAAACCATAACCAAATCTTATTCTCATAGCATGTGAAGGCACAAAGCCTATTGATGAACTAGATATACCGTACCAACCATCAGCTAACGGGAATAATGTGTTATTTTGACTATAAGCAATTGAAGCGTTTGTACTTGGTAAACCATTACCATTAACATTACCACCACTAAAGTAGTATACATTACCTAAGAAACTATTACAAGCTGAACTTGAACTAAAGGTACTAGTATGAGAGTTAATTGGTCTTTGTGTTAAAGAAGCACCTGTTTGATAAGTAGTATTAAAGAACGTTAAATATTGAGTTGCTCTATTAGTTGCAGTACTTGTGTTTTCTTGGTATGTTGTAATTTGACTTGTATTTTCTGAGTAAACTGTTGTTGTACTTGTATTTTCTACAAATGTTGTATTTCTACTTGTATTCTCTATAAACGTTGTATTTCTACTTGTGTTCTCTATAAATGTTGTATTTCTACTTGTATTCTCTAAGAACGTAGTACCTGTAGTAGTATTAGCTTGGAACGTTGTTGTTCTAGTAGTGTTATCATCAAATACAGTTATTGTACTAGTATTAGCTTGGAACGTTGTGCTTATTGTAGTATTAGCCTGGAACGCTGTGTTTCTACTTGTATTTTGACCTAAGAACGTTGTTGATCTGCTTGTGTTAGCTACAAACGCTGTAAATCTAGTTGTGTTAGCAACAAAAGCAGTACTTCTACTTGTACTTTTAGCAAATGTAGTGTTAATAGTTGTTTGCTCGTTAAAAGTAGTAGATCTACTTGTATTCTTAGCAAACGTAGTACTTCTACTTGTGTTTTTGTGGAACGTAGTACTTCTCGTTGTATTAGCTTGATAAGCAGTATTAAACGTAGTAGTTTGAGTTGTACTAGCAACAAACGCGGTAGACCTTGATGTGTTAGTTGCGAAAGTAGTAGTTTGAGTTGTATTTGCAACAAAAGCAGTAGTTCTTGATGTGTTTTTAGCAAACGTTGTAGACCTAGTAGTGTTTGTTAAGAATGTCGTTGATCTACTAGTATTAGCTTGGTAAGCTGTGTTAAATGTCGTTGTAGTACCAGTTATGAAAGTTGTTGATCTTGTTTTAATAGTAGTAAAACTAGTTGATCTACTAGTGTTAGCTTGATAAGCAGTTGTAGTAGCGGTAGAAGTACCAAACACTGTTACAGTACTAGTATTAAATGTTGTTGTAAACACAGTTATAGTGCTAGTGTTATATGTAGTTGTAAATACAGTAATTGTAGAAGTATTATACGCGGTAGTAGTACCTCTAGATGTTTGTGTTGCTCTTTGCTCTATTGTACTCGTGCTTGTGTTAAACAATGTATTTGTAAACTTACTAGTACTTATTGTTGTTGTTCTGCTAGTATTAAATGTTGTAGTAGTACTAGTATTAAAAACAGTAGTTGTACTTCTACTGGTGCTAAAAGTTGTATTTGTTGATCTACTTGTACTAAATGTAGTGTTAGTAGATATACTTGTTGGAACAGTAGTACCATAACTCGTTTGAGTAGACGTGCTAGTGTTAAATGCTGTAGTAGTAGATCTAGTCGTATTAAATGTTGTTGTAGTGTTTGTTGTAGTAGCTGTTGTTGTACTAAAAACCGTTGTTGTTGATCTACTAGTGTTAAACGCTGTAGTAGTACTTCTTTGTGTGGATATTACAGTGTTAAAAGTGGTCTGTGTAGTTCTAGTTGTATTAAAAGTAGTAGTAACAGCTGTAGAAGTATTAAACGTTGTTGTTGTGCTACGACTAGTACTTATAGTTGTATTTGTGCTTCTATTAGTATTGTAAACAGTTGTCGTGCTCTTACTAGTGTTATATACTGTTGTAGTAGCTCTTTGAGTACTAAACGTAGTATTAAACTGAGTAGTTGTTTGAGTGCTTGTATTAAACTGAGTTACAGTAGAAGTTGAGGTACTAAATGTAGTAGTTGTATTTTTAGTAGTTACTGTACTAGTATTGAACGTAGTTGTGGTCGCTGTAGATGTATTAAATGTTGTTGTAGTAGATCTTGATGTACTAAAAGTAGTTTGAGTCGATCTAGTTGTGCTAGTCGACTTACTTGTACTCCTACTAGTAGATCTATTAGTAGTGGTGTTCCAAAAATCTATCCTATTCCAAAGCGACCTCATTATATATTTTTAAGGTTGAGGATAACTACCAAAGTCACCTACATAGTTAATTAATACTTTATCTGAAGCTATAACAATATATGTTATAACAGCTATTCCGTTTGCTGTAGTATCAAATGATATTGACCCACCACCAGGCGTATAAGCTGTAGAGGGTAGTTCATTAAAACTTAAAGAACCTACACTTGAAGGGTTAGTTATAATTATACTTCCTGACTTACCTATCTTAGCAGCATTTAAATTACTGAAGTTAATAGTATTAGCGGCATTGTTAACTGATATTTTATAATTGTTTCCTGCTTTACTAAAGTCTATTGTGTGAGTATTACTAGAAGCAGTAACAGTCACAAACGGTTGAATTATATGTGAGAAGTATGCCATATTATTATAGTTAAATTAATACTGGCGGCACCGAAGCACCGCCGTATTTTAATTATTTATTAAGAGTAACTTACAGTTGAATCAGATACTCCGTTTTTAGCATCGATTACAACGACTCTAATATCACCAATACCTAGTGCTGCTAATTCAGTACCAGTGTTAGCGAATGTTATTGATATAGCGTTATTACTTGTGTGATCTACATCAGCGTGAACAATTAAACCACTAGTTGTATCGTACATCTGCACTATTAAGTTTTTAGAACCTAATGAGTGTGTAAATGAAGCTGTTGAATTACCAGCCATTGCACTTACATCTATTAATGCAGCTGCAGTTGATAACTGAGTGTTATCGTTAGCGGT